ACACTGGTTATTTTACCACGGGGGAACAAGTAGAATGCATCTACAAGTGTTTTGTAGCAGGAATGAACTTTGCCGTAGCGAAGAGTATATTCATCACACAGATTCATCCCGTGCTTGATTAACCAATAGGCATTATGAATAGACTCTGCTGCCCATTTGGTGCAAGGATGATTACGAAATGCACCCTTCTCGGTGCTGTAAGGAGTGTTGTCTGCCTTGAGAAGGGGTCCATAGTTGTGATACCACTTGGAGGCAACGATAGAGAGCATCTGGCAGCACTCTAGTGGCATTTTGACTACGTGCTTATCAGGAAGACAGATGGCACTCTCTGCAGGAAATTCACTTGTTACAAAGATGTTCATCCTAAGGTTGAATCAGGTTCCATTGCAATATAATACTGGACAGCATAGGCAGTATTCTTGAATCGTGACAAAAGTTTAGAAGAAATTGCAACTTCATAAGAACCAGGAATGATTTTGATATTCTCAACCTTAAAGTTGAAAGTGAATGTATCATCAGTTTCACCAACAATCACAGAGAAGTCATTAGAAGTATCGTTCTTCTTATCACGAACCACCAGTTTGACTACACCTGCTTCACCAACCACAGACAAGTCGGGAAGTTGATATACTGCCGCAGCCTTAAGCAACCTATCAAGTTCCCTGGTATCAAGAAGGAAACAAACGTCTTCAGAAGGAAGACTAATAGATTTATCGGGGGGTGTTACAATTACGTTAGGATCAGCAAAGAAGTATTTGGAGCGAGACTTACCTTCTTTGATTACAACGTAACTATTGTTTTCAAAATCAAGTTCTGCATTTTGATGAAGAGCAAGTCCATTCAAGAATTGATTCAAATCATAGATACCAAAGTCCTTAGGAAGTTCTTCTTCAATTGTTGCTTCGGCAAGAATATTTTTCATCACCGAAATAGTGCGAAGCGAACTACCTTCCTTAAACAGAATGGATTGATTGATGCCAGAGAAATTTTTGAGAAGTGTCAGAGTTTTATCAGAGAGTTTCATAATTTGAGGTTTAAGTTTCATTATCAACGGAATTCGGAAAGACCATTATCCTTACGGGAATAATGACCATCAAAGTGGAGCAGTAGCATAGCATAATGGATGACTTTCAGCAAATCACGTTTGTTGCGACCATCTTTATCGCCATAACGAGAACCATATTTAATGATGTTTGCTTGACAGAAACCTGCAGCAAGTTCTTTTGCTGCCATCAGATCTATGGTCTGAACATCTTGGTATTCTTGTTCGTGCCCACAATAATGACTGTTATAAGTGCCAGTCACATAATCCTGAATATCTTTCAGGATTTTATCTTCGTTGTATTTCCAAAGATGATTTGTTGGTTGTTGAGTCATATTCACGGGGGTTTTTTCAATTACAATTTTGTCTTCACTATTAAGTGTCATAGTGAATTTATTATACTCATCCATAATAAGAGAAAGGCACATTTACCTTCCACAATCATATCAGAAAGGTAGTTGTTCGTCAACTGGCATTTGGAAATCGACATCAATTTTATCATAAAGTTCCAAGAATGCTTGTTTGGTTTCATCATCAAAACGATTTACGCACACTTGAATTGCTTTTGCTTTATCTTTGAAGATGGAATAAGCACGAACAATGTGAACCAGGCGGCGAGTGCTAATGATTTCCTCAATACCACCATCATAGAAAGTTTTACGAATCACGTCACCCCAATCAACAAGACGCTTACAGAACTCACGATCTTCCACACCAAGATCCAGGGCAACACCTTCAAGAATCTTTTGCTCCACAGAAGGTGCGGGATAGGACTGCTCAAACGTCACAGGAAACCTCTCCAGAAACGCTTCGTTGAGCACGTTAGTGCCGATAAAGCGTCCATCATCAGAACCTTTACCTTTAGTGTTTGCAGTGGCAATTACATTGAATCCAGCAGCAGGTTTGACGAACTTACCAATCTTCTTGAGAAACACGCCTTTACCTTCAAGCACAGATTGAAGGCACAGAATCTTGTTAGATGCCAAATCAATCTCATCCAGAAGCAGAATAGCACCACGCTCAAGTGCTTCAATCACAGGACCGTTATGCCAGGCAGTTTCACCATTCACCAGACGAAAACCACCAATCAAATCATCTTCATCAGTTTCAATAGTAATATTCACACGAATCAATTCACGCTTCAGTTGAGAACAAGCTTGCTCCACACTGAACGTTTTGCCATTACCCGAAAGACCCGTAATGAACGTAGGATAAAAAAGATTGGACTGAATAATTTTTTTAACGTCATTAAAATTACCAAACTTGACAAAGGTATCATCTTTTTCAGGAACAAGATTTTGAATCACTGTAGGAAGAACAGCAGGAGCATTAAAACTACGCTCAATCTCTTGAACGTTTTCACGAGTCACTTCTAAATTCCATTTACCACGTTGAACTTTAAATTCATCAAGTTTATTGGTTACGGTTTGATAATTAGAACCATTCAAAGCACACCAAGCTTTGATTTCGGCAGAATTAACTTCAATACCATAAAGTGCTTTAAGAGAAGAGACGATGTAATCAGTGCTCATTTTGGTGCGAGTCATTAAAGTGGTTTGTTTCAACTGTAGTCATTATAAAGCAAAAAGGGGGGTCAAAACTCCCCCCTTGTGACACTTTTTAATCTGGTTGTAAACGGATATTGTTGTGTTTTTTGGCACAAGCACCTCTTATCCAAGCACGACTTAAAGAATTTATAAAAGAACAACCTTTTCCAGATTGTCCACAATAAGAACACTTTGCGTCTAATGGATCATTGGCATAAGGATTATAAAGTTCCTTTTTTGGTTTTTTAAAATTTTGTTGTTGTTTGTGTTTACGATGATTCATTACGCAACAAGAGAAATAAACTCACCAAGAACTTTTTTATTTAGTTTTTTGATCTTGAGAGATTTAACAAAAGCAGTTTTTATTTGTGCTTTGGTTGCATCATCAGCAACTTCAAACTCTGCATCTTGAGAGAGTGCAGAAGAAGAAAGTCCAAAGTATGCATCATAACCAGAATTGGTAATTGTAAAACTTTTCACTTTCTTCCAATCAGATTGAATTTTATCATACTGTTTATCAGAAGTAGAGTGATAAAGATTAATAAAACGATTTGCATCACGTCCACAAAGAACACGAATACCAATAAAGTTCACTGTTGGAAACTTATCTTTAAGATTATGAAGAAGAGTATCAGTATAGTGATGATATCCATAATCAAACTTATAGGTGGTTCCAAGTTTCCTGTCCCGAAGAAAAGTTGTATTTGGATTGATGCTGCGACATCCAATATAAGGATCTTTATCCCAGGCACGTTTCACTTCCAAATGATATGGAAGATGATTTGCCTCACCATCAGTTAGAATTACACACTGAACTTTTTGAAGTTTATTTTGCTTTTGAAACTGTGGAAGAATTTGATGAAGGGCAATTAGACTTTCATTCAAAGGAGTTCCAGAAAGGCACAAACGATTTGGATATGTGTATTTGCAGTAATAGGTATTATCAAAGCAAACAGCAAGTCTCCAGATATTCAACATTTGATGTTCCAGTTCTTTACCATTTACTTTACTGGTAAAAAGATTCATCAAAGAGAAATCATTCTCCACACAAACAAGTCCGTCTTTCTTTTCATAATGAGGTTCTGGAAGAGTTGAATCATTATATCCAGGACGCAACCATTCATTTGTAAAGGCATAAACCTCAAAAGGAATATTAACTTTCTTACAAAACCAAATAAGATTAAACAGTTGCTTACAGGTATCTGAAAGAACATTCTGCATAGATCCACTCCAATCTAGAATAAAAATTAAACCGTGATTTTTACCATCAGGAATTACACTGACTTTCTTGAACAAGTCCTCATTAAACTTATAAGTATGCAGACGAGCAGTATCAAGAACACCTGTGCGAGAAGTTGATGTACGAGCATAAGAATCTGCTGCTTTACGACACTCAAACTCCTTCACCAGATAATTAACTTCTTTCTGTGCTGATGCTTTGAATTTCTTAAACCCAGCATCTGCTTCTTCAAATAACTCCTTGTCTAAAACTTCTGCAGCATCCTTTCCATACATTTTTTTATTATACTCATATGAGCGTTTTTTTTGTCCCATGAAAGAATCATCAATCACTTGATGAACTTCAGAGTTCTTACCGATTACAGACTCCAGATTAAGTTTAGGAATTTCAATATAGACATTTTCGGTTCCATTATTATTCACCAAGTCTTTGATTTTTTCACGCAGAGCTTCATCAGTGCGAACTTCAGGTTCACTATCCTGTTCTGACTCTGAAGAAATATCAGTTTGATCGCCTCCAGCAGTTCCACCATAACTACCAGATTCTTCTTTATCAGATTCTTCATCTTCTGATTCTTCAAATTGTGATTGCTCTACTTGCTCACCAGAATTAGAACACTGTGAAGTTTCGTGAGAATCAAAATCATCAACCTTTTGCTCTTGTTTTTTTTCCTTTTCTTTCTTGCAATACTTATAAAGAACCTCAGCAGCATCCAGTGCCTCATCAAAAGTTTCGGCATCGGCAATTTGATTGATAATATTCTGTTCTTCTACATTAAAATCAAGAGAGATAAAATTACCAACCTTAAAATAAAGATTAGCACGATCAGCAAGATTATAAGTTGAAATATCTTCATCACCCAACTGAAAGAAGTCTTCATCACTCAGTTCTTTATATCCACCATAAAAAGTCTTAGCAAGACCAGCATACTTACGTTTCATCAACTTCTCAATACGAGCATCCTCAGTCACATTCACAAACTGAGGAGGAATTTTGCGTTCCTTAATCCAATCCTCATCAGGTGTGAAGAGTGCGTGACCGACTTCGTGACCCACCAGAAGGTCATAGACAGTATTGCTTGCCTTCTCCCACATTGGTAGAGTGAGCACACGACTATGAACGTTAAAGCAGGCAGTCTCTACTTTCTTGTGCTCAACCACAAGGTCTTCGGTGGCAAGCAGTTTAGCAAGTTGAGACTTGATTTCGTGATTGACGGGCATTAGTGGTTTTCAGATGACCCTATTATACAAAAAAAGGAGGTCTTGCGACCCCCCGATGGACAGTTTGGAAAGTGGTCTCAAACTCCAGGTAGAGTAGGAGTAATTTTTGCCCCAGAACCTCTCTTCATTTTACCAATAGATGCAGATGTAGAATCTTGATTTTTTCTAATTTCATCATCATCACCAAGAGTGCCTGCTCTTTGATGCCCAACTGCATTAGCAGCTCTACCAGCAATACCCTCAACAATACTCTCTCTCCAATCTTCACTCATATTCACCATAATTGCCTCTGCTGCTTCAATAGTATCAGCATATCCCTCAGTACATAGATGCTCAAGAACAATATCATAAACATCAACTTCTTCGGTTGCCATTCTCGAAGCAAGATTTGATGCCTTTGAAGCAACTTTAGATGCAAGGGCACCGATAGCACCTTTAACACCTCGCTTGGTTCTTGCTGCAGTATACTTAGCACTTTGCTTTGTTTTACCTGCAACATCAGATGCTGCTTGCCCCGCACTTCTAGCAGCAGAATATGCACCAACTTGTGCTTGAGCAATTTTTTTTGTCAATCTGCTTTTAATGTCTGCAGCAACTTTTGTTCTCAGTCCCCTTCTCTTTTCAGGATCTTTTGATCTTGCTGCCAAACCTGCAGCAGGATGAAGATTTCTCTTAGTTGCATATGCAGCAACTGGTCTATCAACTGCACGGAATTTTGCTTCTTTTCCCACTTCTTTTGCCTTTCCAACAGCAGTTTTAGCTGCTTGTTTTGCTTTGCCAAGTGCAGATTTAACAGCACCTTTTACTTTTGAAACAGCGGCTGCTCTTTTTTCAGATCTTTCTTTTGATGCTGCTCTACCTCTTGCCTCTTTAGCAGATTTCTCAGATGCTGCAACATATTGCTTTCTCGCCGCAGCACGAGATGCCATATCAACTCTTGCTTCAGAAAGGACTTCTTCAAAAATTTCTTCTACTTCATCAAACTCAAATCCCTCTTCCAACATCTCATCAATTGTTTCTTCAACAATCGCATCAATTTCTTCTTCAGTAAGATTTTCAATACCAACAAATTCATCTACCATTTCTTCTAACTCATCTCTGAGTTCTTCATCATAAACCGCAGCGTATGCTTCGTAAAAATCTCTAATATCTTTAGAATTCATTTTATTAATTAGTTTACTTTTATACATTTATTTATAAAAAAGAAGCGTCTCTAGTATTGAGACGCTTCTTGAGTGCTTGGCGACGTGCCTTTGCTTGTCTAATTGCTTGAGGTTTCTTTTTCCCCTTGTCGTTTCTCTTGTGAGGATTGCGACTACTCTCCCAAATTTTGTGGTGTGCCATTTGGATAACAGATCTTTTCTATGAACTCGAATATTCTATTTACAAATCTGCCCACTTTATCCTCTTCATATGCCACTTTTCAAACCATCCCACTAAAACCTTTGATTTTTTCAAATTTTATAACACGTTCAAATTTATCTTGCAAACCTGTCTTATGAGAAATTACAAATATATTAGCATCTTTAATGACATATCTAATGATCTTAAGAAATTCTTCTGTTCCAAATCCATCAAGTGAACTATCAAATACCTCATCCATAATAAGAAGATTTGTGTTGACTGAGTTTTTCATTCTTGCAACTTCACGCCAAGTAAAAAGCAATGCAAGATCAATTCTCATTTTTTCACCTTCACTAAATGAAGCATAAGAAAAATCTTCCTGAATTGGAGATTTTACGGTTTCGTTAAATTCCTCATCAAGTGTGAAATTAATATAGAAGTCCATCATCCGAAGATAACGGTTAACTTGCTGATTTATCAGCGGCAGATACTTCTTAATAATTTTAGTTTTTACTCCACCATCTTTAAGTAAACTATAAGAAAAATCGTAATAGTTAATTAAGTCCTTTCTAGAAACAAGTTCGTCGTATGTAATTTTTAAATTATCTTTGAAGGATTCTAACTTCTCATGTTCAGCATTTTTGTTTTCAAGTTGTTCAGTAATTATTTGAACTTCAGATTCAAGATCTTTAATTTGTCTACGACATCCAGAAATCTTAATATTGTTTTGAGAAATACCATTCGTTAATTTTGAGATTTCCTTTGATAGAATAGTAAATTGACGCTCTCGATCCTCCTCCTCTTTAATTGCCTCCCCTAGTTCCTGATAACCAGATTGCAACTCTTTTGCTTTATCTTGAGCGTCGTTAATTTTATTTATTCTGAAGATCTCTTCAATTGATTGTGTGCAAGTAGGACATACTGAATTTTCCGTAAAAAATTTATGCTCTTCAGTAATTGTCAATATTTTTTGGGTAATTTTTCCTTTCAAATTTCCAAGTTTGCGAAGTTTTTCTGCAGAACCGATTATTTGATCTTGCTCTTGAATATACTTACGAAGAGGTTTTTCCATAGAAGAATTATTTTTTAAATAATTGCCAATTTCTTCATCTAATTTGACAATCTTTTCTTTACTGACATTAATATTGGCATTACCGCGATTTTCTAGTTCTTCAATGAATTCTTTTTGCATTTTAACTTTGTCTAAAAATGATTCTTTTTTTAGTTCAAAAGTTTTAATCTCATCTTTAATTTGACGAATTTTTTCTTTGATAACAGTATTCATCGACGAAAAAATTTTAATATCAAGAAGATCTTCAATTACTTCTCTGCGATGAGCAGCAGAAAGTTGCATAAAAGGAACAAACGTGCTTGAACCTAAAATTACAATTTGTGTAAATGATTTATAGTTCATTTTAAGAACTGTTTGCTCAAACCATTTTTGTTGATCTACTGATGATGCAGTTTGATCTATTAAAGATCCATTTCGATAAATTTCAAATACACTAGGTTTAATACCCCTTTTTATATGCCAATCAATACTTCCAATTTGAAAGTCAATTTCTACAATACAATCTTTTTCATTTGTAGAATTAATTAATTGTGGTTTATTAATTCCCCTAAATGATTTCCCAAACAAAACAAAAGTCAACGCATCAAGAACGGTACTCTTTCCAGCACCATTGTTTCCAATGATTAAAGTTGTTGTACTTTTATCCAAATCAATTGAAGTGTATTGATTTCCAGTGGATAGGAAATTACGCCATTTAATTGTTTTAAAAATAATCATTTATTTAACTAAAATCACTTTCGTTTGGAGGAACTACAATATCGTCTGAAGTTATTATAACATATTTGTGTTCGTGCATATGGCAAACATTTATTAATAAATCATCATCAATTTCTACAACATGCATTTCTGGATAATCATCTTCTTCTAACATCATAGCAAACCTTTTTGCATCATCTTCTTCTTGAAAAAGATATAAAACTTTTTCTCCACTCTCGTTTGCTACACTATATGCCCCCTCCTCTTCTCTACCATATATTGTTAGTATATACATTTTTAAACTAACTCACAAGCTTCCTGATATACTTCTGACATTAATTGAGAAATAAATGTTTTATCAAGATTTATTTCCGCATCTTCAATGTATCTATTCAAAATAGAAAGTGTATCTTCAGATTCAAATACTTCAAAATTTTCACTTTCTTGAATTTGAAAATTCTCTACTATTTTTAACTCTGCCACATTTGCAGCATAAAGTTTATCAACAAATTTTTCAAATTGTTTTGTGTCTGATTTTTTTCTAACAATTAATTTTGCTATTTTATTCTCATATTCACGAGTATCAAACATTTGATAAGGTGTATCTTCATAGTGAATAACTTTAAACATTTTGTAAGGATTGTCAATTGAAAAATGTTCTAAAGTTTCTGTATCAAAAATATGAAAACCACGAGTATCATTTACATCATTCCAATATATTTCATAAGGATTTCCAAGATAAAATATTTTTCCATTATTTGATCTTGTATGGTAATGCCCCGAAAACACTTTGGAAAATTTGTCAAAGATGTTAAACTCCATACCATGATCCATCACAAAACCCCTATGAACTACAAATCCTTGAAGTTCAAGGTGTCCCATTGCAATTTTACATTTAGTCTTTTTAATTATTTTAACAACTTTGTCTTGATCTTCTTGACAAATCCAAGGAATTAATAGAATGTCAAGATTTCCTACTTTAATTTCTTTAGGTGAAGAGTATTTTTTTATATTTTTATAGTCATCAAGAAGCAATTCTGGAGAATTAGTATTATTTGTATTTTTATAATATGCATCATGATTCCCAACTACCATATGCACTTCATACTTAGATAGGGGATCAAAAACAACTCTTTTTGACCATTCTAAACTTTGATAATCAATTGATTTTCTACTATCAAAAACATCTCCCATATGAATAACTGCTTCTACACCATGCTCTTCTAACTTGGGAAAGAAAACATTTTTATAGAAAAGTTCAAAATAATCATGAAACAATTTTGATCCTTTTCTACATCCGTAGTGAGTGTCCGTAATAATAGCTAATTTCATTCAATCAATAACGAAGTTTTGAATACACGGCGTCCTTAATGCTATTATAATCGCTGTAGTTTGATCCGTCAATCCCAATATCATCAAAGACTTGATCAAATCCAGTTTTTTCAAGAATCTTGTTTTTAATTTCTAATTGTTTTTTTTCTTTTTGAATTCTGCGAAGAAAAGCGTAGTGAATGATTTGAGTAAAGTAAGCAAAGGGATTCTGCGACTTCTCTGGATTAAAATTATGAATATATTGAACACAATTTTCAATTCCATCACAAATCATATCATCTTT